TTAGATTTTGTCAGCGTGGTGGATCAGTACAAACTTTTCCCATAATTCATCTTGCGATTCAGTATGAGCAGGATCGATGATAATTGTATTCGTGATAGGGCATACCGACTGACAAGTCGGTTTATCATAATGTCCTACACATTCAGTGCAAAGATCAGGATTGATTTCATAAATATCATTCCCCATTGAAATGGCATCGTTAGGACATTCGGGTTCACACATATCGCAGTTGATACAGCGTTTTGTAATTAATAAAGACATATCAATAATTTACATTTAATTAAGTTAATAATCAGTAACTTATATCTTGCACCTATTAGTTACTATCGTCTGTTACTTGTGTTTTTATACAGTGTGATTTACATTGAATAACTCTAATTCGTAACACAAAACCGCAACACATACTGTTTTTATTGCTCTTAAAATACCTAATGTGTGAGCTTTAAATTTAATGTGTTGAAATACCGGAGTATTTCAATGTCAAATATAGCAACACAAAAGCAAAAAACACCAGATAATGATGAATATACAGACGCTCTTAGTCGTTGGGAGTCATGTAAGCCACCTTACACAAGTACACACATAAGAATCTGTGTTACTGCCGTCAAAACCATTTTAAAGCATATTAATAAACCACGTCGCTCTAAATATGAAAAAGAGCACTACTTGCGTATTGATTTTAGTAAGGCGGGTAAGGTTACCATATACGCGGAATATCCTAAACACATGGATATAAAAGGCCAGAAATTAGGGGAGTGGCCAGAACTATCATTACCGATAGCGAGAGAGAAAGCGAAAATATTAGCTGAAGAAGGGCTAAGTGCTGAATCTGTTCATCAGCTATTAGATCTTTATGAAAAAGATTTAGCAGGGAAAGTCGAACGCTCAAAGTTAAGTGAAAATAGTTTTTATACTTATCGTTGCAGAGTAAAACAACTGAAGCTGACGTTCGGATCGCGTGAAGTTTTTAGTGATGTGAAATACTCACGATTAATAGAAATATTGGATAATTGGATACAAACAAAATCAAATAATCATGCATTAGAGTTATTTGCTGAGATGCGCCGATTTTGGAAATATGCATCCCCCATTTATTCTAATGGAAGAAATATTGCGTCGAGCATTCCTGATGATTATGTGTCATCACGGGTACAGAAACCCATGCCAACGAAACGATATACTGATATTGAGTCCATTGCCACTTTATGGATGAACGTTGCTTCAAGCACCTCTGTGCATCAAAAAAATGCAGTTAGATATATGATCCTCACTGGAGTTAGACCAATCAACGTTGTCAATTTAAAGTGGGAATATGTTGATTTAGATAACTTAGAAATAACTTATCCAGCCGGCTTAATTGGTATGCGTGGTGCTATGAAAACACAGAAAGAGTTTAGAGTACCCATTACAAAGGCAATGAAAAGCTTACTTGAGGAACAACTAGCTTGGAAAAACTCTACTGTTAATTGCAATAAAGAATATGTTTTCCTACAACCTAGAGATCCACAGTTAGCGTTTTCTAAACGTTCACTTGATAAACTAGTTAAAACATATAGCCCTGAAGGGGCGGTGAAAGGTGTAGTGCATGAGGGAACGGTGAAGGGAAAGTCCGGCGCATTTAATACAATGTGCCGGAAATTTTTCAAAAGTAACATCATTGCTCAAATGCGTCAAAAGGGGTATTCACGTTCTGATACCAAAGAAATTAGTATGTTATGTCTACATCATTCTGATAAAAGTGAAGACCCCATGGCTGAGCATTATGATTTTTCTGATGAGATTTTACAGGAAGAAATAGCGTTAAAACGACAAGCTTTTGAAGCTCATGAAAATAGTATCTTGGCTCAAGTGGCATTACTGCGTAGGGAATGGGGTTAGTAGCTACTACGGCATTTTTCAATAAAAGCTTTAATGTTCTTGTACTCGTATCGAACAACTTTACTGGTAAATTTGATTGGTGCGAGTATTTTTCTGTGACGATGTCTATTATTCCAATCCCATAATGTTTTAGTGCTAATGCCACCTAGTTCAATACATGCCTCCTCAGGAGTTAACATATCATCATCTTGATATTCTTTTTTCTCGGGTGTTGTCATGATCAATACCTCAATCACTTGTTATCTAATTTAAATAATTCAATGATGTTTGCATCAGAGCAATATTCTTTAACGAGATCGATTTGCTTTTTGTCTTTAGTAAAAGTTAAGCCTAGAGCGTTTCGATATTCCCAAGCATAGGGGGTAAGCCACTGGTACTTGAGCAGTTCATCACATATTCTATAAATCAGTTCTGCGGGGAATGAAATATAATTGTCATCCATACTGTTCATAGCATCGCGTGATTCATGTTTAATTTGCCGTGTGGCTTTAATTAGCTCATCTTTTTTCACGGTATTATTTCCTTTTCATTGCTTCTAAAAGAAGATCTTGTATTTCTCGCTTGGAATTTCGACGCTCCATAACTATCTCGTCCATAGTTCCAGTTGCAATAAGATGGTGAATAAATACAGGCCGGTTATAACCTGCTTGGATTTGTCGAGTAGGGCCGATGCGTTCGATGATTTGTTGGTATTGTTCCAAATCCCACCAATGCGAGAAAAATACCAAAATATTACCGCCATCTTGCAAGTTTAAGCCATGACCCGCGCTAGCTGGATGAGCAAAGAGAATAGGTATTTTACCTGCATTCCAATCGCGTAATGTTTGTGGATCCGCATCTAAATTTTTACCTTTCGGAAAGGCTTTTAATAGGCGTTCTAGGTCGTGTTTCCAGTGGTAAGCAACGAGTATAGGCATACCGCTAGATTCACTAATGATACTTTCCAACGCCTGAATTTTGGCATCGTGTAGTTCGGCCCAACATTTACTATCATCGGTGTAGATTGCTCCACTAGCGATTTGTAAACACTTTACTGTTTTAGCCGCCGCATTTAGCGCTTCAATGCCCTCATGTTCTAACTCAAGAAACATTTCTTTTTCCATTTCTTGATATTGTTTTCGGGCTTTAGTAGGAAGTTCTAGTTTAATGATATTGTGGATAGGCTCTTCGATATCGAACCAATCAGCTGCATCTAGTGATACCGTGACATCCCGTAAAGCGTCTTGCATCTGCTCTTGAGCAAAAGGCCAAGGCTCTAACTTAGACCATTGTTGACCAGGGAATTGAATGCTATTGAACCAACGTGAAGTAAAAGCACTATATGTTCTACCTAATCGCTGACCTTGGTCGACAAACCATGCTTGCCCCCACAAATCAATCAACCCATTAGGGGAAGGTGTTCCCGTCAAATTTACCCATCGATGTACATGTTTGTGTGCCACTTTCGCCAGTGCTGCAGCACGTTTACCCCCTTTACGAAGTCTAAACGACTTTAGCCTTGTACTTTCATCTGCGACGATGGTTCCGAAAGGCCAATGCTCACCAAATATTTCAACTAGCCAAACAAGATTATCGTAGTTAATAGTAAATACGCTGGCATTGGTATTTTTGATAGCAACCATACGCTCTTTGACAGTACCTATAATGGGCTGAACATCTATATTACGTAAGTGGTTCCATTTAACCGCTTCGTCTGGCCATGTTGAACTTGCGACTCGTAACGGAGCAAGAACTAAAGCTGGCTGTGTTTCACTTCCAGCCATAAACAAATCTTCTAAGGCGGTGAGCGTTGCTACTGTTTTACCCATGCCCATACCAGCCCAAACATTTGAGCGCTTAATGTCAATTTCGTGGCTGAGTATGAGATTTTGGTAGGGGCGTGGGGTGAAGTTTTTAGATATCATAAGATAATCCAGTTATAATTTATCATAATTATTTTATTAAATATGGAAGTGGGTACATGTCTAAACGGTTTCAGTTAATTAAAAGTGAAGTTCCTCTAATAACTCTAGCTACGGCAATGTCTTATTTTTTGATTTATTTTTATCATTATGGATATACTGACTTTTGGGGATATCCTAAAGAATTTATTTCTATAGACGTATCATCAATATTGAGCGTAAGTATAGGTTTATTCTCTGCTCTACTTATAGCATTCTTTAACCTAAGATTTTTTTCTGAAAATCCTAAACCTACCCTACTAGATGCTGTAGTTTACTCACTTATAACATTGGTGGCTGTTTGTTTTTTATTTGGTTATTATTTATTTAAAACTAATGATTATTTTTATAACGGTAAAATATTGTATTTATGTATTACATTTATAGTTATAACGCCATTCGCATTTTATGGTTCTTTTAAACAATATTTTTCTAAAGAGAGAAATAATATATTTGTTTATATATCTTGTTTATTTTGTTTGATGTTCTTTTTTTCCTATTCAGTTGGATGGTTATTTGCTTTTTCCAAACCTGATATTTACTCATATGGAGGTGGTACTTTAATTTCGCGATATGGAGATTATTATGTTATTGGCTACTGCGGAAAGGAAAAAGCTAATTATGAATTAGTGTCAATTAATAATACTATTAAACTAAATCCGATGTTACAAAAGAGTAGGGAGCAGTTAAAAATCTGCTTCAGAAATTCTGCAACACTTCATTGATGATTAGAGTATTTCTCCTAAATCCTTACTATCCAAAACGACAACATGAAACCCTAATGCGAAAAGCCTCGCGTGTTCACGTAACTGATCGGGACGGGGCTTTTCACTAGGGGCTTTGCACTCAACGAAAATGATTCTGCCATTAGGCAAAAGTACGATCCTATCTGGCACACCTTTACGTCCGGGTGAAGTAAATTTATAAGCGATACCGCCTGCTTTTTTTACTTCGTTGACCAAGTGCCTTTCGATTTCATCTTCACGTACTCTGCTCATTGCCTGTACCTTTATCCTGTTGCCTTTTAATTTGCATAAAACAAAAATCAGAGCGTCGCTCACTCCAAATTTGATTACTTCTTGCTCGTGCGAGCCGATTAGCCTGTGACCAAGCTTTTGCTGCCTCGAAGTATTTTCCGGCTTGCTCAAGACGAATAGCATCTCGAGCCGCGCGGAAATATAACGGGCTATCGTTGTTTTTGAATGTCATAGGAGGTTCCGTGATATAAAAAGAAGAGTTAGTCTGTGTAACCAATCGCCCATTCATATAATGAATTAAGACAAACGAGTGCGCTGATTACTAAGGTCGCAGGCCAAAAACCTGATAGTAGGATGTTAATTAATAAAGGAACCTTTTTAGCCTTATCTTTTACTTTTCTTGGGTAGAGAGTAAGTGCAATGAAAGTAATTAAGACCCCTGTTGCCCATATATCTGCAATATTCATTCTTAATCCTTCCTATAATGGTAAGCCTCAAAGCCTCCGGCACTAAGCGGGAGGTCTAAAGCCCATACTGGGTTAGTGGCGAGTAGTTCAGATAAATGTTCATGGTTGAATTCGGGGTTATCGAGTGCTTCGGTCAACACTTCATCATGAACTGTGAGCACAATGTCATAACCGTGATCTTCAATTGTTGGCATGTTACCTGCGAGAACATCACGTGCCGCAGCTTGAGTTACGTTTTCCACCAATTTCCCACCGTAGGTTTTCAGCCGTTGCCATTTGCGGCTATAAGGGTTAACGCCCATATAACTGATTTGCCCATTATCATTACGTGGGGATGGGTAGCAAACTGCACGACCTGAAGGCAAAACGATACGTAACCATGCTTTATCGCGTCTGACTTTAAGCTTACGACAAGGAAAGGTGATCCCTGGTGAAGCAATTGCACGACGGACGGTGTCTTCTAACTCATACCAGAAAGAGACCGTTTCAGGGTGTGCGTTTCGCCACATACGCTTAAGTGAATCGCAGGTGATAAACACCGTTTCACTTAGGCTATAGGTTTTCTTGGTTTCAATCGATTTTTTATACCAACTGAGTGCATCGTGTTTCACTTTAGGGGGAATGTTAGGTAATGCAGCTTCGGCGAGTTCATCTAAATCTAGCCCATAGGTGAGGGCGAATGTTAAGAACGCTGCAACTCCACCGCCGTACCCTAAGCCAAGTTCCATTACTTTACCGATTTGGCGCATGTGCTTATCAACATCTTCTGGGTCAATATTGAATGCTCGAGCATACGCCAATTTATAGAGGTCAGCACCAATGCCTTTATCAAAATCACTAAATGCTGTAATTTTCCACGCTTCACCTGCTAGCCAAGCGAGCATACGGCCCTCGATATTCGAAAGGTCAGAGACGACTAGCTTTTTGCCCTCTGGCGCCATTATGCAACCCCGCAAAGCTGAACTGGTCAGTTGCATAATGTCATCGTAAATAAGATCAGCACATCCCGCTTTTAATGCTTCGATACCACTATCAATGGTATCTTGGTCAAGTGTTGGTCTTGGTAAATTTTGCGGTTGAAATAATCGACCCGCCCAACGTCCAGTACGTGAAGCACCGCAAAATTGCAATGTTCCACGCAAACGACCATCTGAACTTACGCCATTCATTAGCGCTTTGTATTTACTAGTGCTGGTGGTACTAGCCTGTAAGCGAATGGCTAATAGCTCACGCAGGGCTAAAGGAATATCCGGGTCATTGATACGACGCTCTAATGTACTTTTTTGCATATCAGGCAGGACAACACCAAAAGCGGTAGATATATGTTGCAGCAGAGCATCACGCTGTGTTGCAGTTTGTACTTCATTATCGGTTAATTTTTGGGTTCGTTTTGCTAAGCTTTTTTGCTCAATTTCAACGGCTTCAATGGCTGCTGTGGCTAACTGAATATCCATACACACACCGCGATCGTTAATTCGTTGGTCACGGTGCCAGTGTTCTAACTCATTGTCGCGATAGTTCCAACTTGGTAAACGCTTATGTACTTCACGCATGGCTTCAATATCAAGACCCGCATAGGCAACAAAACGTTTCCATTCTTCGGGATGGGTTTTGCTAGTGGCACGACGTAATGATGAGTTTTTAGGACGCGGTTTACAAAATAATTGTATTAACGCTTTACCTTCTTTATCTTTGGCCTTATCTAAAGGAACGCCAAGCACTTCACATAACGCCCCTAAAGCCCCGGGCAAACCGTGTGCTAGTGCCTGAACCATGGTATCACGCCAGCGATTGATATCGGTATTGATACCACTATGATTAAGCATGGTACGATCAAAATGGCTATTATGCGCATAAATAATAGTGTTAGGGTCTGTTAATACTTGTTTTAATTCAGTAGGCATAGGGGATTTATCTGTAATATCCCAAACGTTAACCGAATCATTGTTTACAGCCCAAGCAAAAAGCATAATTTCAACAGTTTCTGCATAAGAATGCGTACCATATTTAATTGGCTTTTCACTGAATGTTTCGAGGTCGAGCCAGAGTATATTTGTCATATGTAAGGAGTCTTATTATGTTAGGTTTTAGTGTAGGGATTTTTTCTTTTGCTGTAGCTGTGTTAATTCCGTTGATTTACGTAATAGGTAGAGGTCTTGATTGGTTTGGTGCGACAATTAATAGAACAGAAAAACCAAAAGATATGATGATGGTGAAAGTAGTTCTTGGGATTATTATTGGTTTTATTTTAGGTAGCTTTATTCAGTATTTTTGGGATACATTTACGGCTTGTAAAGAGAGTGGATATCCTCTACTTCAATGCTTTAGTAAACGGTGAATGTTAGCCCCTTTCATTAGGGGCTATGATTTTATACGCCATAAATTTTATAATCATAGAGACAGAGTAACCTTCTATAATCAGTTGATGTCTTATCACCATAGTTGAGTAAATAATTTTTAATCTGATTATCCGTTATTTTATTATTGTAATAACTGTGGAAAATACAGTCTGATTTTTTGGAGTTAGGAATGCTGGCATCGTCTAGTATATCTTCGATTATTTCGTGGTGGTTCTCACAATTTCTTTTTTCATCAGTTTTAATATAGTGTTCTGTAAGTTTTCTAATCTGTTGTTCTTTATATTCTATAACGTTTTCTAATGCCGAACAAATCTTAGAAAATGCAAAGATTGGAAAAAACTGAGATGTTTGAATTTTTTGTTTATTTAACAGTTCTATAAGTTGCTGATTAGACTCATCAATGATTTTGAAGTAATTTTCCATCATTTCTGATTTGGTTTGATACATATATTGTATGGTTTTTTCGGAACCTACCGCAATTACCATTTCCTCATTTTTTAGTGTGTCTAGATTTTCTGTTATTTTAACTTTTATTTCACCTCCACTTTTTATTGTATTCCAGACTTTTTGAACTTTTCTTATATCCATTGCTGATACAGGAAGAACTAAATTAGAAATAGCATTGTAAACAGCGATATAGTTATCAGTTTTAATTTTATTTATTCTTATTATAGACATGCCTTCTATGTCTATATCGTGTTCCACTATTTCAGTTGAAGTTTCACCAGCGGAGTACTCTACCAATAAAAAATTATCTCTTATGTTTTTGGCTAGTTCGGTATTTAAATCTACATATGAGAAAACGGTTTTTAATAGCTGTTTTATATTTGTATCGCTAATGCTGTATCCAATGAAAATGATTGGATTATGTATGAATAGTGAGAGTAGTTGAGCCCTGATTAGCTCGTATTTATTATTGAAATTAATATAGTCATTTTCAGTCATGATTATATTATTATAGTCACTAGTACAGCCATGTATTTTATATACTGAACCGTAAGGGTTACTTAGTAAAATATTATTACCTATTAAAGGACTAAACTCGAAAATTTTTTCTATTAGTTGGTCGTAATTAGTTGTTATAATAGAGCCAATATTTTTTCTTGTTTTCACAAGTGCGTCAATTTCATCGGATACGTTTTCTTTTAAATCTATATTTTCTAATAAAGATGCTATGTAGATTTTAAAACGGCTGGTTTTAATGCCCGCTTTCATTTTATCATAAAAGATATCGTTGACAGTTTTAAATTTACCATCTCGATCTTTTGATAAACGTTCATTAAACTCTGCTTCTAGAGCGCTTGCGAGTATATCGTACCTATATTCACCGTTTTGTTCAGAGTTAGCTTTGAGATCATAATAAAATTCAGGGTTATCAGTTAGTTCATTAGAAATATGTGCCAACAGATTATCCCAACTATATGAATGTTCTAAATAGCGTAGGCTAAAACCTGTACCAACAAAAAGTACAGGATGATTTTTATACTTACTGACAAATTCTTGGATATCCATACCGATTCTTAATGTTGACATTTGATATCCTTAATTTAAATGATATTTGATTTGAGGTCTATGTTATAGATTGTTTTAATGTGGCTTGGCATTTCTAGCGCTTATGCTAGAAATGCCAATATAATTTAAATCAATGATTCTTCCTCTTCGGCGACACTTAAGTCATCGAAGTCATCTTCACTCGCGACACCACCACCTGCGAAGGCGTCACCGTCGCGGAAGAACTGAACCCCACCGAGTGAAGCTGAAATGCCTTTACCTTGGTTGTCATAAGCAAAAATAGTGATAGTTGCGTTGACGTAGCAACCAGAGTAAGGGCGGCCATCTTGTGCCGTTAACGGAGTGCGGTCACGGTCAATAACCAGTGGTCGCGCTTTGTTACTTGCGCCGATATACATATGATCAGCATAACCGTCGTACTCAATTTTCTCGTCACCATCACGGAAGTTAAAACGCATTGGATTACCGCGAATGGACTTGAGAACAGCATCAGCTTTCGTTCCCCACTTCGCGGTAGCTACTTGTTTAATCGCGTTTTCAATCGATTCGATTAAATCAGTGCGGTTTTTGGGGATTAGGAAGGTTGAACGGAATTTGTAATCGCCTTGCCCGTTAACTTGGGTTGCTTCGAATAAATCAGGGAATGCCAAACGGACGTTGGATAATTTAACTTTCATATTGGGTACCTTTAATTAAATGAGGTCAGCTACGAGTGACTCGTCGGTCACATCGTCGAAATCGTTTTCAGGATTGATGACAAGAGCAGGGCGAGGATCTGATTCGAACGTAACGACGGGTTTACCTTCGCCTCGGGTAATGAGTGGCTCTAATTTTGTCCAACGGCGAGGGCTGTCTTTCTTGAGTAGTTTCTCAGCTTGAGTTGGGCTAATTAGCTTCATGTTGTACATTTCTTCGCGCTTTAGTCTAAAGCCTTTTAATGTGGCTTCGGCTTCAGTTTCATCATCCCAAGCACGGTTACCTAATTTACCTGTGACCAGTTTTAAGCCTGGTATAGTATGGCCTGCATTAAGTTCATCAGCGACACGAGCACGTAGGTTCTTGCAGAAATTCTCAATAAAATCTAACCCTTTGTATACTTCAGCTAATTGTTCTGGCTCTAATACGGTAATACGCTGTGGCGCTTCGCTAATCTGCCCCTCAAGAGGTACGGTTAAATCAACAAAATCACCTTTTACCAGCTCAAGGGCATGCTGTGCTTCTGCGGCGCATAAACCGCCTTTGGCTTTACAGAAACGACATTGTTTTTCACCAGGGGAGAAACAGGTTATCGGTAATGTATTAACACCTTCGCACTCCGCGATTGAGCAGGTAACAACTGCTTCTGCAGCAGCTTCTTTTGCCCGTTCGCCAAAGGTAACCAACTCACTAACCGTTAGCACCCATTCTGAAACGTGATTTAAGCGTGGCTGGTGGATGAACAGGCGAACAGTTTTGAAGTCATAAAGCATACTGAATTGGTCTAAAGCGCCTAAAGCATAAAGCTGTAGTTGCTCATTATTTTCAGCATCAACTTTAACACCTTTACCATATTTTAAATCGTGGATTTGTAATTCATCAGGGGATAAAATTATCGCATCGGCAGTACCAAATGAGTTTCCCACGCCGATAGCATCAGAAAAATCAACACGTTGTTCGATTAATAGCTCTTTACCAACGGCAAGATGCCAAACTGTATCTACATAGGTTTGTACCGAATCTGCCATTTCATCATTAACTTGGGGGGTATCTGCCTTATTTAACGGATAACATCTCAAATAAAAATGTGCATTTTTACCATGTTCTTTATCGGTATTTTTTAAATTGAGTAAGATAAGTTCAGCTAGAGCATGAGCTGCGGTACCTTCTAACGAAAAAAGAGAATCCTTATCTGGTACCGTTGATTCTAAGGCTAAACTTCCACTACACCGCATCCAACGATGTGCTGAAGAGGGAGATAGCTTCGCGTGAATATCAGGCATTTACGCCTCCAAAACTTTTTCTGCTAGAGTGATAAGCTCCGCTAAATTATTTTCAGGGACTTGACCTAATTTTTTAGCACCAAATTTAGATAAGATTTCCACAGCTTCATTGCGATAGCCGCCTTTAGCTAGTTGTAAAATAAGTTTTTCAGCTTGTTCTAAAAGAGTTTTTGGATCTATCTTTTCTGGCTCTGGCTCTGGCTCTGGCTCTTTACTTACCGCTTTACCTTCATTTAGTAAGGCAACCGCATACTCCCGACGTTCAGTTACACTAGGCATATCATCCCAGTTCTCTAGCATTTCAAGACATAAATCGTGGATAGTATTGTTATCGAGATTAGTTATTTCGTCTAAGTTAACAAGCGCAACATAAAGCGCATCAACTTGTGCATTACGCTTATCCCCTTTAGCTGTGAGAGTTTCGGTAACTTGGGATAGTTGTTCAGTCGTTAGTTCTTTAATTTCGCCTTTAAATAGTACCGCTAACGCAACTAATTGATTCAACTCTAATGTATTAATATCTACAGGTTTTATAGTTGCTTTTATTTTGTTTTTAGTAGGTTGTGGTTTTTCGTTTGGTTGTAAGGTGACTTTAGTTTGTACTACTGCGCCTGATTGCATTGTGGCAATTAATTGGCGCATCACTTCGGTGTTTTCTTTAATTGCTAGTTCGAGACTCATTTTGATACCTCAAAGATACACGGTGATAGGGAAGGTGGTATTAGGGTTTTGTTTAAGGGCTTCACGTTTTTGTTGATAACGTAAACGGCGAACGTTGTTATTCATCGGAAATCTATCCGATGGCAAAATTTTTACTTTTTTCATTGATATATTTCCGGTGGATAATAAAAAGTTATTTTTTATCGGTTGGTAAACCAATTAATTTATTTAAATCTTCAACTTGAAGTGCAGGTAGTGTAGATAATGGTTTACTAATATTAGTTGGAATGAGTTCTTTTGATTCAGGCCATATTTCAAAGAGTCGTTTAATTGTGGTTACTGAATTTAAAGTCGCTTGTATATTATTTTCTATTTCAATTTTTTTCTTTTCGATTTTACTTTCTTTTTTATTTAACTTTTCAAATCGTTTACTTAATTCATGATCTGCGGAAAACAAACATTTATCACGTGAGGGGGTTAACAGTCTAATTTTATTACCATTGTTATCTTTGCCATATTCTAAAGTCGTCCTTTGTCCATTAAAAGCGGGATAAATATAGTAACCACTAGTATTATTTACATAAATATTAGAATTAACTTCTTCCTCTAACATTCTGAGATTAGATAAAGCAACTTCTAAGACTAATTCCATTTTTTTTGCTTTATCTTCGCCGCCTAAAGCTTCAGTTCGAACATCCAACGCTAATTGATTAAATTCTTTTTCCAGATCTTCTTTTTGTTTAAATATGCCAGCTTTAGCTAGCGCATTATTTTTAATACTATCTTTAATCGTATTTGTTAATCGTACGTTCATGGTTTCTGTCCTTAATTAAATATTTTTGGGGTTACCTGAACAATCTTTACCTCCTCAGGTGGCAGAGGTTTATTACTCCCCAGTAATAAATTAGGTATACTTAGTTTTCCCCAGTGATAAAAAGGATGGAATCAATGTCCCAAAAGATTATTACCGAACATAACCCAGTAGAAAGGGTTGCTTTTGATATGGCTCTTGCGTTAGCTACTAAGCAGGATGCGATAAAAACTCCTGAACAACTTATGGCTGAAATTGAAGCGCTTTATCCTGAGTGTTTAGAAGTGGCAGAGAAGCAAAATAAAAAATAAACATCTATTGGATTTTTTGTAAGAAAACGCTAGCTATCTAATGATGCAAGGGCCGTTTTTAATATGGTTCTTGCTGTAGCATTTATATCGTTTTTATCATTGTTATATGGAGCTAATTCATTGCGTATTTTTAGGTTGACTTCATTAACAATTTTTACAATATGAAATATACTTAATTCATCAGATGGGAAGCTTGCCAGAACATCTTCGATAGTTTCCGTTGAATTTTCGGTAATACCGCTAACTTGAATGCTAATATCATTTTTGTTATACAATTCAATAAAAGCACACTTAACTGAGTTAGCAAATTCAATCGCAGACTCTTTTGTGGGATGGCTATTTTTTAAAATATTAGCCAACGCGGTAGTAGCAATAAGCTTTACTTCTTCTGGTAATTCATCAAATTTCATTTTTTCTCTCCTTTATTAGTTTACTCACCATAGGCCACTCATTGAATGACCTATAATTAGTATTCTTGCGCTTGCATACCTAACATTTGCCAGTGTTGCCTATTCCTATCTGTAATCACTCTCGTGCAGTAGTAACATTCTCACTAACCAGATCGTGCCTAGTGATACGTCGCATTTTTGCGTAAGGGTCTAAACAGGGTGGGTATGCTGTTCCGACTTTCTAGATTGTTAAAGAGCAATTTATTGCGAATTTGAATTTTATTACCAATTCATAATTGAATTTATAGCTCATAAGAAAAACCTTGTCAATTCATTATTGAATTTCAAAAATGAAAAAATTACTGCATAAAGCAGTAATTAGTTGGAATAGTTTTTATATACAATGATATAGGGAGGGTTTTGCGATTCCAGCGACGTAGTAAAGATGTTCTACATTATCAATATCAAAACGTAATGGTGGGTGTTCTTCATTAATAGACATGACCATGATTTCATCATCCCTCTTATATAAAAAGGTTTTAATCATGACTTCTTCTTGCTTTGAGACTAAAAGAACCTCATCTCCAGGTTGATATGAATGGTTAGGTTCTATAATAACGTACTCACCATTTTTTATTCTAGGTTTCATCGAATCCCCTTTACATCGTAAAGCGAAAGCATCGGGGTCGTTTGATGGCCAATTAACATACCCATCGCCAAAGCCCACTGGGTATTGAAAGTCTAACCAGTATCCATCTGCACCCAATTGAGCCCCTCCAACTACAGGTATCTGTTTAAAAGCGACTGAAGCTACCCTTGATTCTGCGTTATTAAGATCTTTGTTGTGTTTGAGACTACTTTCTACTAGTTCATCAACGGACACTTTAAAATAATCGGCAATATTTTTAAGTAATGTATATTTAGGATCTTTAATATCCCCAGATACCAAGCGGTGCATGGTTGGTTGAGGTATTTTTGTGTTTTTAGCTAACTCAGTAAAATTAGCAACCCCTTTATCTCTCATCAATATGTTTATATTTTCGACTAATTTTTCAATATCTCTGCTCATGTCTCTTTCCTTTATTTAGGTATTCAAGACTGAATATTCTATACTGAATATTTTACACTAGCCTAGAATTAATTATTGAGTTATATTAAATTCAGTTTTGAATTTTAATGTAACGAGGTGGCTATGAATGGTTTAACAGCAAAAGAAATGATTGAAACCCTGATTAAGTCCGGTTTAACGCAGGTTGATGTACAAAAACTAACAGGGATTAGCCAGCCATCAATAAGCCGTATTTTGTCTGGTAAAAATAGTGACCCTAGATTATCAGTAATACGTGCTATCGAAAAAGCGTACTTATTTGTGAGTAAAGAAGGTTCATCCTCTAACGTAGAGGCTTAACCTATGGCTATTATAAAACATTGGGGGGCTACCGTTGAAGAATGGGTTCATTTTGACCTCATTTTGGGGTGTACAGATAAGCTTTTGCCTGTGGTATGTAACCCCGAAGCGACTATTTCACTGAATAGTAAAATGAAAGCGTTAGGTAAAACGCCTAGCTTATACAACGCTCAACGACATGTTGTTGGTTTCAGTAATTGGGTGAGTAAAATCTCTACTGGGGTTGATATCGAAAAATGGATGGCGGAACCTGATTATGGGATCTGCATTCGAACTGGCCATAATGAAATCGCGATAGATTGTGATATTGAAGATGCAGATATCCAAGCTCAAATTCAATCTATCATGCTAAGATCATTTGGGCAGATACCTCCTCGCCGTTTCAGAGACAACAGCAATAAATGCCTTTACCTCCTCGGTACAGAAGGTGATTACGTTAAGCGCGTCCACCGTTTAGAGGATAATTTAGGGATCATTGAGTTTCTTGCTAAAGGTCAACAATTTATAGCTGCGGGAACCCATCCTAGCGGTTCTCGAATTCAGTGGGATGATGGGTTTCCTACAGAACCTTTTATGGTTACTGAGCAGCAGTTAAATGATTTTTGGAATGTTTTAGCAACAGAGTTACCTGTAATTTCATCTACGGAATCAGGGCGCAATGGTAAAGCAAGAGACCTCACTATTGCTACACCCAATGCAACCGATGATATAGCAGAGTTCCTTGATAGTAATGGCTTAACTCTAGATTTTGGTCGTAACGGTGAGCGCTACATCACATGTCCTTTTGAGAAAGGGCATAGTACCGATAGTGGGATCACCAGCACCGCATATTTTCCTAAAAACACCGCTGGCTATGAGATGGGGCATTTCAAATGCTTACATGCAAGCTGTGCACACCGTAATGATGGTGATTTTTTAAATGCGATTAGTTTTGGGGTAGAAGATTTTGAAGATTTCACTACCACTGATGATACAGACCAAGATAGCGAAAGTATGGAGAGCTTTACTGATTTGTCTATTGATATGACAAGTCATTTTTTAGAACGTTTTATTTACGTACTGAAAGGCGATCAAGTTTGTGACCTGTCACGCCCTCCATACAGTTGTATGATGGAAATGAAGTCGTTTAGAAACTTGATGGCACCGTATCAATTTCCTCCTGAGTCAAAAAAAGGGAACCCTATACCCGCGACTAAAAGGTGGATTGAACATCCTAAAAAACAGGTTGCTGAAAATACGGGATATCAGCCGGGTAAAGGGCGTTTGATTAAACGTCCAGACGGCCGCTTTGATATCAACGAGTTTTATTTACCAGAACATCCTAAAGTTTCCAACTTTGAAAAGTCGGATAGTATATTTCTCAAACATATGGAATACCTTTTACCTAAAAAAGAACAAATGGAGTTTTTCATTGCTAGATTAGCGTGGATACTCCAACGCCCTGAGCGTAGATGTCCTATAACAATGCTCCATATTTCTACTTTACATGGGACAGGGCGTGGCTGGCTTATACAGCTAATGGAAAAGATTTTAGGGTACTGGAATTGTACTAGAGCCAAAATGGATGTTATTTGTAAAAATCAATACCACGATTATTTACACCATTCATTGCTATGTACCGTTGATGAAGTAAGAGAAAACACAGATAAACGTTACTCTATTAGTGATCAGCTACGTGACATTCTTACTGAACCTAGATTTGAGGTTAATAATAAATACGGCAAAAAAGTAACAGAAGATATTTTTACCAGCTTTTTATTTTTATCTAACCACATCGACGCGATTATTATCCCCGAGGAAGATAGGCGTATCGCTGTTTTTGGTGGGCCTGAATATTTGCAAGATGCTAATTACTATGAGCATATCTACCAATCGCTTTCAGATAGTGATTTCGTGGCTCAAGTTTTTTGGTATCTAAAATCAATTGATTTAAACAAGTTCAATTGGCAGCGAGCACCCGACAGTGAAGAGCGTAGAACAATGATAGAAAGTAGCAGATCAGAGGTTGCTAAATCGTTGCATGACTTAATTGAAGCGCCAATTGCTTCTGTAATGACGTATCAGCAGATTGTTAACTTCATTATTAATGAGGTTGGGTTGGAAGCTGAAATTAACTCTAAGCAGATTACAGCTATTTTAAGAGCCAAAGGCTTGACGCAATATGAAAAGCTAAAATTCAAAGGTGATACGGTTCGCCCTTGGTTATTGGTGAAAAATTGCAAGTTAACAAAAGAAGAAGTTAGAGCAGAACTTGAAATTTGTGAAAAATTGCAAGATCAAGTTTAAAAAGGTGGCACTTGGTGGCAGATGAAAACGGTAAGTGCCACCTTAATTTTTCTTTATAAATCAAAGTGAAAGTTTAAAAAGGTGGCAGGTGGCACTTGTTTTAATATATTAGGTGTGAGGTTTTGTGTTTATAGGTATATGCACACGCACACATGTATATAGGTTAGGGATATCTGCCACCTGCCACCTTTTTTCGTTAAAGCAGGATACGGCAAGGCGTAGACGAGGTGGCAGATATCCTTTTTAAGTGCCACCATGTGCCACCTTTTAATTTTCAATACAAAACATGAGGACAATTTTATGAGCAATAGTGACAGACTTCCACCCGCAGAAACCTTGGAATCTCAGGCTTCCAGAACAGCCGCTTCTTGGCTTCAGGATGCGATTAGGGAAATTGATAAGGCCTTTGGTAGCGGTTACGCCAAGGAACACCCAGAATTAGTTGCTGCGTTTATGAAGTCAGCTGGCCTTGATGAAATTGCAATGCACATTAGAGGATTAGCGCTAGCGCATCAGCGTATTGATGACTCCCTAGATGTTCTACTCACACGGTTAGATATTAGTAAGTAAAAACTTGCACGTTTAGATTATGAGTACAGAAAAACACAGGTCAGAAACTATGAGCAGAGACATACAGAAAATTTTGACACATTGGGGCGGCTGGTCGGCTGGCGATCATTGTGCTGCCGTGGGCTGGTCATCAGTGGCGGCAGGCTTTAGCGACTATTCGCCAAGCGCTAGCGGCAATAGGCTATCGTGTAGCGACGAGGACGGCTTAGTCATCGACTTATGCGTTGCTAAGCTCGCTACGGTCGGTATGGAGCGTGAACGCGCCTATCTTGAAGAATATTACATCAAGGGCAAATCTAAACGTGCAATTGGTCGCAAGTTCAAAATACGAGAGGATGAAGTACGTAGGCAGATGCAAATTGCGGAGGGCTTTGTTTTAGGCTTCTTAGAAGCGCTTAATATTCAATTGGATATAGATATATTGTATAAAAAGCAATCAATCAGTGCGCTGAAGTTAGTGCGGTCGCAAAATGTGTGTTAATCTGACAAAAATGGTTTTCTGTCCACGGCAAAGGCTCCCAAGTTTGGGGGTCTTTTCTTTTTGGGGTTCTATTAGAAAACTATCAAAAATAAACCTTACGCCTTGGGTTTTAGCTGAACTGCAATAGCGGTGATTTGTTAATAAAATGTTGTTTGCAATAAACAGTAAAAACGAGGTAGAAGATAGTCACTTTTAGCCGTTTGGGGTGACATTTTAATTGAATTGTAAAACGGGTATACGCATTACCATCATTATGTTAAATAGACCCATTTTTCACGAAATTATCTAAAGTCGCTTCGGTGGCTTTTTTGCTTTCTGAGGCTACACAATGCAAATACCAACTGAATTAGTATTTAAACCTGCTAGTGAGCTACCTACCGAAGATTTAGATGGTAGAGAGGTCGTTATTATTAATCCTTGCGACGGTTGGCACCTTGGCGTTATTTGCGTAGAAAGAGATGGTGATTGGGTTCATATAGGTATTCATCCTTGGATGGGATCAGAAATGACACCTCATGATTTTTATACTGCATGGGCGCTTTTACCTAATATTTATGACATTAGCCAAAAGTATGATGGGGAACGATATATGAATCGTTACTGTTGTATTTGTAAGCGAAAAGATCATTCAACGGCAGAACATAAGTAGTTAGTTGTCACTACGGTGTGGCAACTCCTCATTTTTTATCTCATTTCCCCATAACACAAACAACTCGGACACTCCGTAGGGGGTGTATATGCGCATGGACAAATTAACCAATGCTACCTACGGAACGGCTGGCTTAACTGCCTTTTTTGCAAGTCTCTCATTATATGAATGGGGATTTGTAATAGGGATGGGATTTAGCATGCTCCTTGGATTAGCAACTTATCTGATGACATGGCGAGAACAACGAAAACGAACAGCGTTATTTGCTGAATTAGTTCATCGAAATTGTTCTAGCGATCCGCAAGACATAGAAAAGATAGTTGGTGAGATGCTGACTAAAGCTAAAAAGGACATTTAATGAATCTAAAACAAAAGGTGGCAGCAGTCGCGAGTGCCGGAGCGGTAAGTATTGCGTTAGCTGTAATTGGTTATTTTGAAGGTGTACGTTATGAGCCTTATCACGATGTTGCTGGAATTCTGACGGTTTGTTATGGACATACTGGAAACGACATCATTCAAGGTAAGACATATACACAACAAGAGTGCGACGAATTACTGCAGAAAGACTTTATTAGAACGCAACAACAAGTTGATGTCCTAGTTAAAGTACCACTGGATGACAAAACAAAAGCGTCTCTATATTCATTTGCTTTCAATGTCGGTACCACAGCCTTTGCACGTTCTACGTTGCTCAAGAAATTAAACGCAGGCGATCAGTATGGTGCCTGTGAAGAAATGAAGCGCTGGGTTTATGCGGGTGGGAAGGTTTGGCGAGGGCTTGTCAGTCGTCGAGAAGCGGAGTCAGCACTATGTCATGGAAACCTTTAATCATCATTGTTGGTTTTATCCTTGCACTACTCATCACAGTCGCTGGTGGTATTTATCTCTCAATTGATAATTCATGTACTAAAGACCAAGTTAGTTTAGAAAAGCGCTGTCAGATAGCTATCTCACATCACAGGTACTAATCATGAAGTATTGGAAACTTTACATTGTCATTGCGATAGTGGGGATTGTTTCTGGTGGGTGTGTGCTAATTAACACACAAGCTGAAAAAATTAACACGCTGACAGAAAACAACAAAAAACTTACCGCTATGCTCGAAGAGCAAAAGGCTATCAATACTGACTATCAGGCACGCATTACACGATTAAATCAACTCGACATTAAATACATTCAGGAGTTAGTCAGTGCAAAGAATGAAATTGATAGGCTGCGTGATGATATTCGCAATGGCACTAAACGGGTGTACATCAAGGCCGAGTGTCCAAAGTCCGACAGTGATACCTCCTCCAGCTTGGATGTTAGCAGACCCACCCCCGTGGCGAGAGACACTGAAGAAAATATACTCAATCTCGTGGAGCAAATTGAAACACTCGAAAGGCAATACCTTGGTTTAAGGGATTATTACTTTACTGAGTGCATCCACTAATTAATATGCACAATTCTACAAATGTCATTCGGTGAGTGGCATTGATAAAATTATGTATAACAGCAGGTTAATTACAATGACAACTAAACTCACGCAAAAACAAAGAATGTTTTGCCACGAGTATATTGTCGATCTCAATGCAACCCAAGCCGCCATTCGCGCGGGCTACGCGCCTAAACGCGCTAGCGAAATGGGCTACAAGCTACTTAACAAACCTAATATCTGTGCGTTCATTGATGAACTTAAACAGAACCGTATCAAACAGTTAGGTATTGATGCTAACTATGTGCTTATGCGGTTGGTTGAAATCGACAAAATGGATGCGGTAGACATTTTTAATGATGACATGAGCCTTAAGCCTATTCTCGATTGGCCCGAAGTCTGGCGTCGTTATCTTAGTGGCTTTGACCTTGCCGAAATGTTTGAAGGGCGAGGCGATGACCGTGAGATGATTGGCTTACTCAAGAAAATTAAGTGGCCTGATAAAGTGCGTAACCTTGAGTTATTAGGTAAACATGTTGCCGTGCAAGCGTTTAGAGAGCAGGTTAGTAATGAGCATTTGGGTAAAGATGGTGGACCTATTCAGCATAACCACTCTGCATCGGAGTTAACTGATGAACAACTTGCAGCAATCATCGGCGATTAATAAACAAGATGCAGCTCGAGAATTACTAAGACGTCGTTTAGCTAGGCGCAGTTTGCATGAATTTATTCAGTATATAAACCCTGAATACATTACAAGCCACTTTTCAGAAACGGTATGTAATGCGTTAGACCAGTTTTTGTTAGACATGATGGATGGTAAACGCCCCAAGTTAATATTAGGGGCCCCCCCACAGCATGGTAAGTCTGATATTGTTTCGCGTTACCTTCCAGCCTATTTCTTTGGTAAATACCCTAACATGCGTGTGGGTGCGCTGTCTTATTCCTCAGATTTAGCGGGGGATATGAATACTGATGTTCAGCGAATTATGATGTCCGATGAATATCGTGTGCTATTTCCTAAAAGTTGGTTAGGCAATAAGCCTGAAAACGGCATTGCAGTTAAACGTAATTCTGACGAGTTCGGTATCGCTAATCACAAAGGCAGTTATGTTTGTGCCGGGGTAGGTGGCCCATTAACGGGTAAGAAAGTTGACCTCGGCATTATTGATGACCCGATAAAGAACTCGAAAGAGGCACTTAGCCCAACTGTTAAAAAATCAATTTGGAACTGGTACGTTTCGACCTTTAAGACCCGTTTATCAAAAAATAGCGGTGAAATTATCATGGCCACTCGATGGGCAACTGATGATTTGTCTGGTCAATTAAAAGAAAAAGCGCCTGAAACCAAGGTGCTTGCATTCCCTGCCATTAATGAGAAAGGAGAAGCGTTGGTACCAGAGTTACACCCAATCGACAAACTCCTTGAGACAAAAGCAATCCTCGGTGATTACTTTTGGTCTGCCATGTACCAACAATCACCTAAGCCGGGTGATGGTCAAATCTTCCACGAAGAATTTGCTCAGTACTATCTACCGAAAGACCTACCTGAAAAATTCGATAAGGTTATTCATAGTTGGGATATGACCTTTAAAGATAGTGACGGTACTGACTATGTGGTGGGGCAGGTATGGGGCAAGAAAGACGCAAATGCTTATCTACTGTATCAAATTAGAAAGCGCATGAGCTTTACTGAAACCTTAAAGTCGGTGAAATGGTTAGCTGAAAAATTCCCTGAAGGACGACGTAAGCTAGTGGAAGACAAAGCTAATGGCCCTGCTGTAATCGACTCTCTCAAATCAACCGTATCAGGGCTAACACCTGTTGAGCCAGATGGTAGCAAGGTTGCTCGTGCTCATGCGTGTACCGCTGAATGGGAGGCTAGAAATGTGTGGCTACCTCATAAAGATATTGCGCCGTGGATTGTGGAAACCGTAGAGGAAATTACTACATTCCCGTTTGCTGGCCATGACGACACAGTGGATGCCATGACGCAAGCATTACGCGATTTATATCAGAAGAAAAAAGGCAGTTTCTTCACAACTAGGAGATGAACTATGTGGTGGCCGTTTAAGAGGCGAAAAACAGAACCACTCGCACCGGTTAAACGGTCAGCATTCACAACTGACTTATATCCTGCGCTGGCGCGAGAACGAGGCTTTGATGGGATTAATTTACCCCAACCCACAATTGCAGGTGTTGCGATGGATAGCATTGATAGCTATGTGCCCTCATTTAAAGGTGAGCAGGTTTACGGTGTGCCTGAGGCTCAGGCTTCTTGGTATGCCTCGCAAATGTTTATCGGCAACAATATGTGTGCGGTTATCGCCAAACATTGGCTGGTGGATAAAGCCTGCAATATGCCCGCGCGTGATGCGATACGCCAAGGCTACGATATTGATTGTGATAACGACGATGATCGCACTATCAGTAAAAAGCTTCGCAAACGCGATAAAAAATACCGCATTACACATCAGCTTAAAGAGCTGGTTCACTTTGGGCGTGTATACGGTGGTCGTTTAGCATTATTCGTTGTGGAGACATCAAACCCGAAAGAGTGGTATGAAAACCCGTTTAATATCGATGGCGTGACGAAAGGCATGTACAAGGGGATTAAACAGATTGATCCACAATGGGTAACACCTGATTTAACGGACGCCAATATTCAAGATCCTGCCAGCATGGATTTCTACGAGCCGACCTATTATGTGATTGGTGGGCGTAAGTATCACAAGTCTCACTTTATTAAGTTTGTACCGTTTCCTGTTCCTAACGTGCTTAAGCCTATGTACAACTACTTTGGCGTATCAGTGCCAGAACGTATTTATGAGCGTGTCTATGCCTCAGAACGTACAGCCAATGAAGCACCACAACTGGCAATGACCAAGCGTTTACTTACGATGGGGATTGCAGACCCAGAAAGCGCTGATAAGGACATTATTCGCGAAAACATGCTCTATTTTATGGAGATGCGCGATAACTACGGCGTACAAATGACCGGTAGTGAAGATACGGTTCAACAGTTCGACACCTCATTAGCGGATTTAGATGCCACGATTATGACGCAATATCAGCTGGTGGCATCGGCTTCCAATGTACCAGCAACAAAACTGCTAGGTACTACCCCGAAAGGCTTTAACTCAACGGGTGAATACGAAGAAGCCAATTACCGCGAAGAGCTTGAAAGTATTCAATCAAACGACCTTGAAGAGCTATTACAGCGCCATTACGACATGTTAATGCGTAGCGAAGGTTTGCCTGTGACTGAAATCTCTATCACATGGGCACCGCTTGATAGCCCTACGGCTGTTGAGAGTGCGGATATTGAGCTTAAGCAAGCACAAGCCGACTCAACCTATGCAACTACGGGGGCTATTGATGGACTAGATATCCGTAAGAAATTAGCTAGTGATAAGGCGTCCAGCTATTACGGCATTGAAGTGAACGAGGCAGATTATGTCGAGGCGAATACGAGTACGAACGAAGCGAGCACAATGGGCAACCTCGCGGAAGGCGGTAATGAAGGGAAAACCTCTGCAGTATTCAGTAGCCCCGTCTAGTCGTTATCAAGGTGACATGTCACGACTCATTAATTCAATGATTAAAGACTATGAAAAAGTGTTTAGTGAATTAAATGACGACTTTGAGGGTTTTACGATGGATGCTAGCTTTGCAAGTCAAACACGTATCTGGCTTAACCGGCTAAAACGTAAATGGGATAAGATTTTTAAACAAAAATCCACAGAGATTGCGGATAAGTTTGTATCTCAGGTCGATATAGGTGCACAGCGTAATTTAGATGATTCTCTTAAAGTGTTATCGGGCGGTATCACCATTAAAACCCCTGATATGCCACAACTCCTTAAAGACAAAATCATTGCTTCTACTGCTGAAAACGTATCACTCATTAAATCAATTCCACTGCAATTTCATCAACGCATTGAAAGTGTAGCTTTGCGCTCTATTAGCCAAGGTGGCGAAGGTGCAAAGACTCTATTAGAGGAAATTAGGGATATAGGTAGCGTTACAGAAAATAGGGCAAATTTTATTGCTGTTGACCAGACACGAAAAATTACAACTGCATGTAATTATGCTCGCATGAAATCTGCCGGTATTCGTAAAGCAGTTTGGCATCATTCAAACGGTAGTGCAGAACCTAGAGAACTACATCTTGAGTTAGATGGTGAGGAGTTTGATTTAGACAATCCTCCTATAATTAACAAAAAAACAGGAAGGCGAGGTTTTCCGGGGGAAGAACCGGGTTGTAAGTGCTTCTGGACACCTGTTATTGATTTTGGTGAGGAGACATGACAAAGCGACAATATGATTTAAACGGCTGGCTGGAAGTGAAAGATAACCCCATCTCTAAAGTTGGGGTTTTTGATTATTTAGGGTTTGAAATTGGCGCACCGATACCCGAAAAAATTTACAAGGTGTATCGTCCACAAGAAGAACTGGCCAGCACAGAGACAATTAACTCTTTCAAATTAATGCCCTTTGTTGATGAGCATGAAATGCTAGGGAAAGACGGCACACCCGCAGAGACAAAGGGGATACAAGGGGTCATAGGGGAACAGGTTTACTTTGAATACCCCTACCTTAGAAGCAATATCAAAATCCTGTCTAATTCAGCGCTGAGCCAAATTGAGGGGGGAAAAATTGAATTATCTCCGGGTTATCGCTGTATTTACGATTTCACACCAGGCGAATTTAACGGTGAACGTTATGACGCCATACAACGGCATATTAGAGCCAATCACCTTGCGTTAGTCGATGAAGGGCGCACTGGCGTTGATGTTGCTGTGCAAGACCATTCCGTTATTACCATAGACACTAAGGAACTTATTCGCATGAATCCTGAAGATGAAAACAAAGACAAACCAACCACTGATGAAGGAACCTTTACGCCCGAGCAATTGGAAGCGTTAAAAGCCATTATCAAAGAAGCAATCACCAGTGCTAAACCTGTGACAGATGATGAACCAGACGATAAAGATAAACCTTCAACTGATTCAGACCCTGACGAAGAGCAGAAAGCAGAAGAAGCGGTGGAAAAAGCCGAAATCGCCACAGAAGAGGCTGAATCTGGCGAACCCGAGGCAGTTGAGAAAGCCGAGGTTGCTATTGAAACTGCTGTCGAAGCGATTGAAGAAGCAAAAGAGCATCTTGACCAAGCAACTACTGATGGTCTTCATCGTCGTTTAAAACGCCTAAACCGTAGCATGACCGCAATGGATGAAATGGCATCGCTGAAACGTAAAATTAAGCGATTAGAGAAAGCAAAACCGGTAATGGATACGGGTGAATTACTCAAACAAATTGGTGTGCGTGATGCGCTGGCGCATAAGTTAACACCGTTTATTGGTGTGTTTGACCACTCTGCTATGACTCAACAACAAGTCGCGGAGTACGGTGTTAAAGAACTGGGTATTCAATGCAGTAAAGGCACCGAAGCGATTGCTCTTGATGCTTGGATGCAAGGGCGTGTGCCTGACTCCCAAAAGCCCAGCTCAACAATGGACTCTGCAGTGAGCAATAAATCAATTATGGATAAATGGGGAGCTAAATAATGGCAATTCCTAAATCAGTAGCAAACGGCTTAATTTCTGGTGTTGTCGGTGAAATTAGTCATGCAGGCCCTATTCGCGCTGTTTCTGCAATTCTTAGTTCAGCAGATGAAAAGCTGAATATTTTCGGTCGCGCCTATACCTACAAAGATGATTCAGTGGAATCCGTTCAAGTGGGGGGAAAAGGGGCATTTGCGGGGATCATGATTAACCCTAAAGCCTATCGTATCGAAGAACAATTTGCTCGTAATGGCACACAGGGCGAATTCCTGACAATGGGGGAAGTTTTCGTTGAGCTAAAAGAAGTGGCAGGAAAAATCAACGTACCGGTTGTCTTCGATGAAGCTGACGGCTCGCTATCTTCTAAAGCCACCATTAGTGCCGGTGATCGTGTCATTGGTTTTATCAGCCGACATCTTGAATCCACAGAAAGTGCTCACTTGGGCATTATTCGTTTAACAGAAATCCCATATCCAGCATCTCCAAAGGAAGGTGAATAATGCCAGTCAGTAAAATTAAGTTTCACATGTCTGGCCGTGATGTCAAAAAACATGGCCAACTAAATATTAACCCTGACCAGAAATGGACATACGGAGAATTGGCGCAAATCGGCTTTGGTGGTTTTTCTGCGATGGACTCCGCGATTAGCGGTGGTGCAATGCAGGGGGGGCTAATTCAACGCGAAATGTTGCAACACGTTTTGCCCGGTGTTATTCGTACCGCAACGCGTGTGCGTGTGTTAGATGAAATCACCGGTATCGTCAACGCTGGCGAATGGCATGATGAAGAGATCATTCTGAATGTGGCGACACCAACCGGTAAAGCCGAGCTTTATGGTGATCATACCAATGTGCCATTAGCGTCTTATGCACAAGACCAAGAGCGCCGTGGTCTTGTTCGTTTCGAATTAGGTTTCCAAGTGGGGAAATTAGAAGAAGCGCGCCAATCGTCTGCAGGCTTTGTTGCGATGGAAGAAAAGCGCAATTCAGTGACTGAATCATTAGAGCAAGGGCGTGAGCGAGTGGGTTACTACGGGTTTAATAGCCCTGAAACGCGCGTCTTTGGTTTGATGAATGAGCCTAACTTGCCTGCCTATGAAACCGCAAAAGGTAAATGGAAAGGCGGAACCTTTGCAGATATTACTGCCGATATTACTGATATGTTCTCGCGTATTGAAACGAGCTCTGGCGGTATTATTAAAGATGACACGCCAATCACCTTAACATTGCCGTTAGGTTTTCGTTCTGCACTGAATGTGGCTAATCCTGTCGCACGCGGTGAAACAGTCAAACAATGGATAAATGAAAACTATCCCAATATGCGTCTGGTATTCTCTCCTGAATTTGTTGGCGCAAATGGTGGGGCTGATGTGGCCTATATGTTCGCAGATAGCATTGATGATGGTTCAACAGCAACCAGTGCGGTGATCTTGCAAGTTGTGCCTGTGAAATACCAGTTATTAGGCTCAGTCAACCAAATTAAAGGGTATATGGAAGATGCAACCAATGCGACTGCTGGTGTGTTTGTAACTCGTCCGTGGGCGGTGACACGCTTAACTGGCATTTAATCTTACCACTTCTCTTTTTGCGCCCTCATTTGAGGGCTTTTTTATATCTAAACAATAGGAGAGCACTCCATGCCTCTTTACGCATATTGCACCTTATCAAATGACCAGAACTATACGGTAAAAGACAGGAAAGTGTTTATTGCTGGTCAAGCTAATGTGATGACAAAGTACATGTACACACCTCGTGGCCGTGTGACTGAAATTTCTGACGAGCAATATAAACAGCTCAAAGAAAATCACGTTTTTAATCTTCATTGTGAGAATGGCTTTATTACCGTTGAGCATCGCAAAGAAGATCCCGAAAAAGTTGCCACTGATATGGAAGCTAGCGACCAATCAGCCCCTGACACTCCTGAATCGTTAGAGGCTGAAAAGTTAGACGTCCCTAAAACCAACAAAAAAGGTAAGTGATCATGGAGACGAGCACATTTCCTTTAACGTCATTCCGTGTGCTCTATCCGCAGTTTAACGGTGTGGGTGATGATGAAATAGATATCATTGCTCAATCTGCGTTGAACTATTTCTCTGCCTGTAAGGGTGTTTGCACTAACGAGCTGTGGATGCTCGTTGTTGCACACATGCTAACACTCAGAAAAATGATTGCTGATGATGAGTCGCCTACCGGTGTGGTGACGAGTGTAACCATTGATAAGGTGAGCGTGTCATTTACTGCACCCCCTGCCGGTTCGGATTGGTCGCACTGGTTTAAAATGACCACCTTTGGCCAGCAGTTTCTTGCACTGATCAAACGTTGTAGCGTCCCTCAATATTTGGGTGGTGGTGGCGAACGTTCAGCATTTCGGGGTGTAGGTGGGCGATTTACGCGAGGAGGGCGATTACGTTAATGACTAAATTAGCGCAATTAAAAGCGGTTTACGATGAATTGGCTAAAAAGCGATTAAGTGTTGGTTTTTTTGAACACGCAAAATATCCCGATGGAACACCTATTGCTTATGTTGCCTCTATTCAAGAGTTGGGCTATCCGGCTGGTGGCATTCCTCCTCGCCCATTTTTACGTCCGACCATGAATGACAAAAAGCAGGATTATAGTCAGTTAATTTTTCGTGCTGTGAAAGCCTCTATTAAGGGAAACATCACGCTGGATAATGGGCTGACACAAATCGGTGCGACGGTTGCGGGCGATGTGAAAATGGCAATAAAAGCAGTCACAACACCGGCACTGGATGATTCAACGGTCAAAGCAAGAGCTCGTCGACATAGCAAAGGCAAAGCCACCGATAAGCCGTTAGTCGATACCGGTCAAATGCTTCAAGCCGTGTCATTTATCGTGGAGGATAAATAATGTTTGGTAATTTAAACCGTATCGCTTCACGTTATATTCCCCAGCAAAAGGTGCTCTGGTTTCGATTTAAAGAACGGGCACCCGATGAACGAGGAAATGACCAAAATTACTATTACGATCCCGTAGAAGTTCGTGGTAGTTGGCAAGCGGTCGATACCCAAGATGTTCAATCAATGGGATTAGATACGAGCCAAGTGTACCGACGTCTATATACCTCTCATGATATTAAAGCCGTTCAACGTGGTACATCTCCTGATTTTCTGGTGTTCAATGGTCGTAAATATGACGTGGTGGGTGATGCAGACTGGTACGAACAAGATGGCTGGAAATCGGTGATCTGTATCGAGGCGGGTACTTATGACGGATTATGAAGTTGATGTCGCTATTCGAAAACAGCTCTTGTTGCAGTTAAAAGCCGTCGGTATTGAGATCCCCGTTAAAGCCGGTTTCCAATCTACCAAGCAGGGCCGTGAAGATAACATGGTGATGTTTTTTCCCATCAATGAAAGTGGCCTCGGTTGGCAAGGGCGAAAATATAATATTCAAGGCAACAAAGCTAATCATCAAGAAAACCAGTTATCCGAAAATACGTACCAAGTTCAAGCGTTCGTGACGCAATTAGGCAATTATACAGCCAAGGATATTACCGCGATTGTCAGAATGATCGCCAATTCATTGACGTTTGTTGAAGCACTCCGGAAACAAGGTATTGGCATTCAACGTGCAACCGGTATTCGAACGCCCTATTTTCTGAATGACCAGGGCAACTACGAACAAAACCCCTCATTTGATTTCAATGTGACATTTAATCGCACACTTCATCCTGATACTAACGCCGTGAGTGCGTTGTATCCCGATATCTATCGTATTTAAGGAACGTTATGTCTATCAAACAAACTCGCTATGTCGATATCGCGAGTGCGGTGATTGGCGCGTCTGCTGTACCGATGCGCAAGCTCACGGCTCGTATTTTTTCAACTAACCCTAAAATCCCAGCAGGTAAAGTGCTTGAATTTGCCAGTGGCCAAGTCGATGACTTATTGGGTACTGATTCACCCGAGGCACATTTTGCACGACAGTATTTCAGCTATGTCAGTCCAGCACCAGCAAGCAAGCCCAAAGAACTGCAAATCGCATCTTATGAGCCTGTTGGTCGAGCGCCTACCTTGTTTGGCGATAAAACAGGGGATTTAGCTGATTTAAAATTGATTAATGAGGGTGAACTCAATATCACCATCGGCAAGGTGGCAAAAACAATCACAGGAATTGATCTTACTGAAAGTACGTCATACGCGGATGTTGCGACAGCTGTGCAAGCGAAATTAAACGCAGAAAGTGAGCCTCAATTTGCTAGCGCCTATGTCACGTTTAATTCACTGGATAGTGCCTTTGTCATTAGCGGTGGCGTACAAGAGCGTGCGGATATTAGTGTGCGCTCATCTGTGCTTGCTGATGCGATGAATATCAGTCATGGCACATCATCAGCCGGTAATCCTGCACAAACTCCGTTACAAGCCTTTATTGCTTCTGAGGCTGTTTCTGACTCTTTTGGTAGTGCAACGTTTTTAACGGAACTCTCATTAGAGCATGCCGTAGCGTTGGCGCAGTACGTGGCAGGTGAAAATGTGAAGTATCAACTTCATTTATCTGTGACTAACAAAAATGCTGAAGATTTTAGTGGGGCATTAGTGGGAACGGCTTCAACGGGCTTAAACCTAAAAACAGCAGATAACTTCTTTGTTCAAGCGTTACCTATGGCCATTATGTCCGCCACGGATTATGACCGAACCAATGCGACAACAAACTATATGTATCGTCAATTTGGTGTCACGTTCCCATCGCAAATCACGACCGATATCGATGCGGATCGCTTAGATAAACTACGGGTGAACTATTACGGAGAAACGGCTGTATCGGGTTCACATATCAGTTTTTATCAACGTGGCTTCTTATGTGGTGGGGTTGCTAACCCATTAGATATGAGTGTCCATGCTAATGAGCAATGGTTAAAAGCCTACATCGCGCAACAGTGGTTTAGTTTACTTATGGCCACACGCGGAGTACCCGCCAATAAAGACGGTGAAGCACGGGCAATGATGGTGATTGCAGGGGTGGTAACTAAGGCGATTAATAACGGCACTATTCTAGCGGGAAAAACCTTAACCGATGTGCAAAAAATCGCAGTGGCAGACGCTTCTGGTGATGATTTGGCATGGCACGATGTACAAAACAAAGGTTATTGGTACAACGCTCAAATTGTCGAAAACACAGGCCCCTCTGATTTACCCGAGTATGTGATGAAATACGTATTAATTTACGGTAAGGGCGACTGGGTTCGTAAAGTCGAAGGCTCTCACAACTTAGTGTAAGGAACACAATATGCATGATGTATCAGCAACTGGCTTGAGTATTGTTATTCAAGCTCATAAAACTTTTCCTGCCGGTATTCAAATTACCGCCTTCGCTGATGATGCCGATCCATTGGATTTACCTGCGGTCGATATTGCACAAACAGGAATGGATATCAACGGCAATCTTGTCAGTTGGTCAACGCCAACACCTCAAACGGTCACCATTAACGTATTAGCCGGTAGTGAAGAAGACGAAAACCTCGCTATCTTGCTTGACTCCAATACCGCTCGTCGCGGACAACGGCATGCAGGGGATGTTATCACCATGGTTGCCTCATATGGCGATGGTTCAACAACCACTGCACGTAACGGGAAAATTACCAATGGTAGTCGCGGTAGCTCTGTTGCCAGTGCAGGACGACACAAATCCAAAGCGTATACCTTCGTATTTCAAGACTTCGATCGCACTCGCGCACGTTAATTCTAGGCGGTTATTCCGCCTTTTTTTATGGATATTAATCATGTTAATTAAACCGAAAGAAATTACGATCACCGATGCTGATCGTGAAGAGCACACCTTTATCATTAGCCGATTACCGGCAACGATTGGACGTGAAATTCTGGCGAAATACCCTTTATCGAATGCGCCTAAAATTGGCGACTATGAAGTCAGCAAAGAAGCCATGTTAAAGATGATGGCGTATGTTGCTGTCGAAAAAGAAGGGCAAGAGATTTATTTGAAGACCAGCACCTTAATTGATAACCATGTGCCTGATGGTGAAGCCCTTATTCGTCTAGAACTGGAAATGTTGAAATATAACACCAGTTTTTTCGGCAAAGACGGGAGCCAAGGTTTCCTCCAATTCCTGCTCAACAAAATCACCGGTTCACTCCCGTCGATTATAAAAACGCTGATGGCTTCTTTGCCGTCATCATCTCAGCCGGTTTCGCCACGCTCACCGAACTCAAAACGTCAATAGATTTAGAAGAGGCGTTTGATTTGTGGGAGATCGCCATTACCAACCGTTATAACGAAGCGCTGGCTTCATCGAAAGGATAACTCATATGGCCTTGCTAGATACGTTTGTTCATGTTTTTCAATTTGATACCCAGCAGGCTGATAGTGCATTTGACCGCGTACAGCGTTCAACAGATGATATTATTGACGGGATGAAAAAGGCGCAACAATCCGCAACTATCGGTGCGGATGGATTTACACAATTTATTCAAAATCTATCCGCACAATTGACAGAGTTATCGTCAAACTCAGTCGATATTCATGTTAATAGTGATACTTCTGGAGTTGCTGACAGTCTGATTGCGGAGATAGAACGCATTAAAGAAAGTGCGACGGACAACTCGCAATCAGTGAGTGATTTTATTCAAAGCGTGATTGCCAGCATTGAACAGTTATCAGCAGGGGAAGCGATAAATATTGAGGTTAAGGCGGGTGATACACAAGAAAAAATAGCCTCAGTCACCGCTAAAATTGATGAACTAAAGTCATCAATGAACTTGCTTGATATCCAACGTAACGAACTGTCACAAGGCATTAATGAAAGTAGTGTTTCATCTGAAACGCTCAATGCCCAATATCAACAGATGCAAGATGAGTTATCCCTTCTCAATAATGAATTGGTGTCGCTCACTGATGCAGAGAAAAAGAATCGTGAAGGTAAAGAGGTTATTGATGCTATTGTTACCGCATTAAATGCCGATTATACGCAATTTATTGAAACGATGCGGACAAAAGGCATAAAGACAGCAATTGACGAAGCTAAAGCCCAAGAACACCTACAAAAAGAACTTTCAGAAACTGGCTCTAAATATCAAGAAGCCGGAAGTTCTGTTGCAGGATTTGCGACAAAAGCACTTGGCGCTGTCGGTATTGTGATGAGTATTGGCAGTATTTTTGCCGAATCCGTTTCTCGTTCTCAAGAGATTGAAACGCTGGACAAGCTGGGTAAAAAAATTGGCGTTGCGACTGCAGACGTTGATGCGTTTTCTGGTGCAATGGCTGAATTAGGCGGTTCTAGAGAATCCGCACAGGCTGATTTATCCGCGATGGCCAATGCGTTTGGTAACACTAAAGACTCAATGGAAAAAGTACTTCAGACAGCGGACAAAGTCCAAGGCATGAGCTTTGATAAAGCGAAGAAAACACTGGAGGGCATGGGGGTCTCGGACGAAAAAACCATTGAGTTAATGATGAAAGGGCGCAAGGAATTAGAGCGCACAATGGGTATTCAAAAAGAGTATTCAGGCATTAGTAAAGAGAGTATTGAAAGTTCGATTAAATTTAATAGTGCTATGGCGAAATTTCAACAGTCATCAGGGTTGTTGAGGAATAGCTTTTTAGAAATGGTGATCCCCGCTTTATCTAAAGGATTAGAGTGGTTAACAAAATTAGTCACTTTTTGTAAGGAAAACAAAAACATTGTAGTGGGATTTTTTACTGCTGTTGCAACTATATTGATGGGGAAATATATCCATGCAATGAAGTTGGCCAGTATTAGTACATGGACAACACTTTTCCCTATTATTGCCATCATCGCGGTTATTGCACTATTAGCTACCGCATTTGCGATTGTTTATGACGATATCATGAACTTTATCGACGGCAACGATTCAATGATAGGTCGTATTCTTGAAAAATACCCGCGATTAAAAGTCGTTATTCTTGCATTGTGGGAAACATTCAAAAAGCTCTTTGAATATCTAAAAGCTATCGTTGGTGTTGTGGCAGATATTGTTGTCGCTGGTTGGGATCTAATGGCATCAGGCTTAAAAGCTTATGTTAAGTATTTGCTGAGTTGTATTTCAGTCATTGCAGGTTGGGGTAAATCCTTTGCAGGTGTATTTAATACAGTCAGTGATGCCGTTGTGAGTGCGTTTGAATGGATGTGGGAGCAAGTCGAAAAAATTATTGGTTGGGTAAATACAGGACTTAATGCGGTCAAAAATGGTTGGAAATCCGCCAAAGAGTTTTTCGGGTTCGGTGACGATGAAGAAATCACTGTCAATCAAAACGTAGAGCGTAACGTCAATGATAATGGTGAGATTGAATATGCCATGCCTCAAGAAGAAAGCCAAACGGAAAACCAACCACCGGTTAGACACTCTATTGCTCAAGCCAATGCACAGTTAGATGCGATTGCCAATAATGCAATGAATCCTATTACCAGCCAAGCTATTAGCAATCAATCCAATGTGAAGAATGAAAGTAACGTAAGTATTGGAGAAATTAAGGTTGAAACTCAAGCCACAGATGCGCAGGGAATGGCATCGGGCGTAAAGGATGCATTGCAAGATCAACTCGCCGATTTTAATCAGCAAAACTCAACGGGAGTAGCAAAATGATCACAGAGGTTAAAATTTTTGATTTAGCGTCGTTTTCTACACTATTTGATAGTGTGAGTCCTATTCAAGTCAATATTAGAGATGAGCATAAAGCGACGCAATTTCAAGTTGAAAATGGTGAAACTCGCAGTGATCATGTGATCATTAACCCCGTTGAGATTGGTATAGATTTGCTATTAACGGGAGAGATGAAAAACATCTTCTCATCGATGCAACAAGCTTTTGACGAACACAAACTTGTTGGTATTCAAACCCGAGTAAAAACCTATCAACCAATGTTATTAACGGGTTTTAATCATGATGAAATACCCGACATGATAGATGCGATAAAACTGTCGCTACGGTTTGTTGAGTGGCGCACCGTTGAGCCTGAATACGGAGATTTACCGCCTCGAGCCACTCAAAAGCCAACGCAGTCATCAACGGTAAATCGGGGAAATGTGCAAACGAAAGACGCCGATACTGAGACTAAGAAAAAAGGTTCGGTCGCAACACGTATCGCAGATGGGGATTGGAGCTTCTAATGAAAGTCATACCCTTAAAAGCTATTCCAAACCAACGCTTATCCGTCAATTTGAAAGGTGTTAATTGGACGCTGACAATAAAAGCCGGTCGCCATGCGATGTATCTCGATATTGAACGAGAAAGTGAGGTTATCGCCGTAGGCATGCGTGCGGTGGCAAACACACCTATCATTCCTTATCGCTATCTGACTGATGGTACAAATTTAGCGTTTATAACAGAAAATGATGATCTGCCCTGGTATGAATCATTTGATAGAACCCAATCATTAATTATTTGGAGTGATGATGGACTTACGACGAATACGGGTGGGGATTGAAGTTGCAGGACGATTGCAATGGTATGAAGGATTGCGTATTAAAGCCAACGGTACCAAGTACGCAAACCCTTTACAAAATGAATGCACAGTTAGCATTGATGGATTGAACGCCCACACTCGAGATTATCTGCTCACTGAAACCAGCCCTTATCATAAAAGCAAACAAACTCGCCGTCTTTACCTTGAAGTAGGACGCGTCAATACCGGATTATTTCGTATCTTTACCGGTGATATTGTCAGTGCAGAAATTGCCTCGCCCCCTGATGTTACGTTAACCATTAAAGCCAAAACTAATAATGCCAGTTCAGGTGATATTGTTTCTTCCAGTGGTGGTGCCATGCAGAAAATGAGCGAGATCGCATCATCGGTGGCGAAGGATTGCAAGGTTAGATTGGACTTTCAAGCCACCGATAAAAATATTGCCAATTGGTATTTTTGTGGTTCAGCGTTACAGCAAATACAACGACTGCAGGAAGCAGGAAACGTTAAAGCCTTTATTGATGATGATACGTTGTTTGTCAAAGATGATAACCAAGCCTTAAAAGGTCGTCTGCGCATTCTTAGCATGAAATCAGGCATGGTAGGTATACCGAAAGCCACCGAAAAAGGGTTGTCTGTGACTTATTTGATTGACGGTGCCTCAGAACTAGGGGGAATGCTACGACTTGAGAGTAAATTCAATTCCGCACTTAATGGTGACTACATCATTGAACAACTGAAATTCGATGTTGCTTCACATGATGATCCTTTCTTTTATCAGGCTACCTGTAAACGAGCATAATCATGAATAAACCCAATACTGATATTGCCAGTGATGGTTCGCTGGCAGGTGCGCTATCGTCTGCATTTCGTAACCTGATGATGAATACAGAGGACATGCTCCCTGCAACAGTAGTCAGTTATGACGATAAAACCAATCGTGCTGTTATCAAACCACTGGTGATGATGGTAACAACGGAAGGAGGAACAGTCGGGCGAGCACCATTGGCCAACATTCCCGTTTTTAGGTTTGGGGGAGGCGGTTTCTTTATTCGCGCACCCATTAAGCCGGGTGATTTCGGTTGGATAAAAGCCAATGACAGAGACATTAGCCTGATATTTCAGCGTGGAGGATTGGAGGATCAACCTAATACAGCACGTCTGCATTCATTTAGTGACGCAATGTTTTTCCCAGACACCATCAAAGGATGGGCGATAGATGGGAAGAACATTGATGCTTTGGTGATCCAATCAATGGATGGTTCAGTCTGTTTCTCTTTGCATAGCGATAAAGTGGTGCTGGAAACCCCTAAGTATGAAGTCAATGCCCCTGAAACCATATTTACTGGCAACGTCACAGTGAACGGTAATTACGCGGTAAATGGTAATAGTGATTCACAAGGGGGAACTATGCGACATAACGGAAAAGATATCGGCTCTACGCATCAACACAGTGGTGTTGAAACCGGTCATGGAAATACAGGAGCGCCTCTATGAGAACATTTTCAATCGATAAAAATAATGATCTCTTTATCGGCCCTGATGGAAACCTCCAATTCAGCGAAAAAGACGATGCGGTTAAAAACCTTTGTCAGCATTTTGCCAAGGCTGTGCGTGGTGAAATGTTACATAAAAAAGATAAAGGTATTCCGTTCTGGCCAACAACCTTTGGTCGCCAAGCTGATATCCCGATGTTTGAAACAGCATTTAGACAACGTATGAGCGAAATTGAAGAGGTGGTTGAAGTGACGCATTTTAGCGCCACAGTGGAAAACGGAGAATTAAAGTATCAAGCGACAATTCGCACGATATACGGAGGGGTTACACTGAATGGCTGATTATCGTTATATCAATAATAAAGGCGTTATTCTTCCCGACACGGCCACAATACGTGATGAAGTCGAAAGCGAGTTTCGTGCGGTGTTTGGTCAATCGATTAACCTTGCCCCTGAAACACCACAAGGGGCATTGGCGACGATGGAAGTTGAAAACCGTGATGCAATGGTGAGGAATAATGCCGAGTTAGCAAATCAAATCAATCCCGATATTGCTGGTGGTGTTTTTCTTGATGCAATATGGGCCCTAATGGGTGGCCAACGCATTAATGCCACTCACTCTTATCTTTCCAGCGTTGAATTTAGTGGCGTACCCGGCACGATTATTCCCAAAGGCTCATTAGCGTCTAGTGTTGCCGGTGCCATGTTCGAAACAGTTTTATCCTTGATTATTGATAATACCGGCAAAGCAACAGGGGATATGAGGGCGGTTGAATATGGTCCTGTTGAATGCGGGGCCGGCCAACTTAATTCTGTGGCTAGCTCAGTATTAGGTTGGGAGAAAGTCAATAATCCCACTCATGCGGTTGTTGGCCGTTATGCTGAATCTGATATCAAAGCAAGGCGACGACGTAAGCAAACTCTGGCTAAAAATACCGTCAGTGTCGCGGAAGCGATCACCTCTTCACTGTATGAATTAGAGGGCGTTAATTCACTTTCTTTTCGAGAAAACTACACCGATGCGGTGTTGACTATTGATGGAGTTTCTCTATTGCCTCACAGCATTTACGTTTGTGTTGAAGGGGGCGATAGTAACGAAATTGCTAAATCATTGCTGAGAACCAAAACCATTGGCTCCGCTTTTAATGGCGAGATTGAAATCGGTGTTGTAGAGCCAGTGAGTGGACAAGAATATAAAGTGAAATTTTCACGCCCTAAAGAGATCACCGTTTTTTGTCGAGTGACAGTTAAAAAATCAGCCGTTGATGCGCAAACTATTATCCCTAGTGCCATAGAACAATGGACGCGTGGAGAGTTGGACGGCGATAACGGTTTGATTGTTGGGCGTGAAGTATCGCCTTTTGAGATAGCGTATGCAGTGAATACTGTTGAACCTCGTCTGTTCGTGACTAAGGTTGAATTGTCACTGGATGGGAAAGTGTGGAATGTTGCATTAATTCCGATTGCCATTAATCAAATCGCACGCTTGCAACGGGGTGCTGTGCAAGTGGTGATTGTATGAACGTTCAACAATTTGAGTTCCATTCAGACCTATTAAAAGCGATCCTCTGGCAGTATGAAAATGCAGAGAATTTAAAGAAACTCGCTAGTTTTAAAGCCTCTCATTTTGAAAAGTCGATGGTGTCATTTTGGCAAAACTGGTACCGAGATGTGTTTAATATCGATACGGCGAATGACTTTGGGTTGTCGATTTGGTCACGCATTCTGGATGTACCCTTAGGTATTGATATTCCACCGAGCGATAAAAATAAAGTCGGGTTTGGTTTTGGCAAAAAGAAAGCCAATTTTAAATCTAACTTCCGACGTAATGCGGATTACACCTTGTCACTGACCGTTGATCAAAAACGCATGTTAGTACGAATGCGCTATTTTAATCTGACACAGAGTCCTACGGTCACCAATATTAATGAGTTTTTAAAACGTTTCTTTTGGCGTGATGACAGCAAAGTCTTTGTCCTTGATCCATTGGATATGACTTACATGTATTACGTCTTTAACTTCAACCCTGACGAACGTCTACGGGTTCTTCTCGAAAACTTCGACTTAATGCCACGCCCTTCGGGTGTTGGCGTCAAATATCGCATTGTGACCAAAAAAGCCTTTGGTGTTGGTCAGTATCGTAAAAACTTCTTAGGCAGTAACTTCGGAGCATAATTCCTATGACAACTATTTTTAAAACCCCCTTTGCAACACAAGGGGATAAGGCTTCTATACCTGTAGAAATCCAACCAGACGGCTCAGTGTCTTATACACAAGGCTATGGTTACGATTATGAGCGTGACCAAGTCACAGATCCTGCTGCGAAAGATATTGAACGTGAAAAAATGAACGGGATATTTCACGATATCACGGAAGCGATTGGCGAAATTCAGCGATTTGGTTTTCCCAAATGGGATGAAGCCGGTAAGCCGTATGCGATACACGCTATTGTGTATCATAAAAATAAAGTCTGGCAGTCTAAAGTTGAGAATAACAATATTGAGCCGGTTGCCGGTAATGCATGGGCAGAGTTGAAAGCGGATGCCACAGCAAGTGATGTGGGCGCATATTCAAAAGGGGAATCCGATAAACGCTTTCAACCATTAGGTAATTACACACCATCTGGTTATAGCTACTCAAAGGCAGAAACCGATACCAAATATCAGCCAAAGGGTAATTATGCTCCCGCAGGGAACTATGCCAATAAAGGGGATAGTTACACTAGAACGGAAAGTGACGGCAGATATCAAGCGAAAGGGAGTTACCAGCCATCAGGTGATTATGCGACTAACTCAGCGCTCAATAGTGGACTGAATAATAAATTTGATAAAGGTAATGTAACTCAAAGTACGGGAACGTCAACGGTTCATGTGATGAGCCAGAAAGCTTCTACAGATGCTTTTCAACCTAAGGGAAATTATCAGCCTAAAGGTAATTATGCGTTAGTGGGTGCTTCATATACGAAGACGGAATCGGATGGCCGGTATCAAGCTAAAGGAAGCTATGCAACAGCTGGAAGTAGCTACACAAAAGCGGAAAGTGACGGACGTTATCAACCTAAGGGAAATTACCAACCAGCGGGCAATTATGCGCTAGTAGGCGCATCGTATACTAAGGCAGAGTCTGACGGTAAATACCAACCCAAAGGCAGTTATCAAGCTTCTGGTTACAGCTATTCAAAATCAGAATCAGATGGTAAGTATCAACCTAAAGGGAATTATGCACCAGCTGGAAATTATGGCGCTAAGAATACTGCAAGTAAGGCTCAATCTGGTTGGTGGAAATGTGGTGATACTGGAATAATGCAACAATGGAATAGCCATAACTGGAGAGCCGGCCAATCATTAGATTTTAAGTTTCCTATACCTTTTCCTAATGCGGTTTTTGTTGTGATGGTTACAGATAAGGACGGTTGGCAACCAATGGGAACTACTAATAGAACAAAGACAGGTTTTACATTGACTGGTAATAATAATGTTTTAAATTTTAGTTATATAGCTATTGGATATTGATTTGATGTTACAGCCCTATTAATTATAGGGCTGTAATGCTATTTATATATTGAATGGTAGTTTTCTTTCTTTTCGTTTTTTAAAAATAAGGTTTATTAATTGGTTTTTTACTCTGCTTAATTCGCGTAATAATTTATTATTTACTGTTTTGGGGTGGTTTTTATCTTTTATTATTCGCCCCTCAAATAATGAACTTGGGAAATTATCATAACTTTTATTTAGAGTAAAATCTTGTATGCATAACGCAGGTATAAACTGACATACAATATAATTATTGTCTATTATATAATTATCAAATATTTCGTAATCTATAGGTTCAGTTATTAAATATTTATTCATTTTATCCAATAAGAATCTCGCCCCCTTATTGGTTATAATATAGCCTCCCGCACATAAGTGTTCATCTTTTAGTCTAAAGACATCCCCACTGTCCTTAACTGTTTTTAATTTAAATATTGAAGTTTTTACTTTTTCATCGGCACGTTCTATTTTTACCACATGCCAGTCAGGATCAACCCATTCGTAATTTGATAAGAATTTGTCAGCTTCTCTTGATAAATAAATATCATCTTCAAATATTCCAATCACAGAAATATCTTCATCAACTACCTTTTTCCATAAAGAGATATGACTTAGAAAACATCCCTTTTCATTATCAGTTAAAGTAGATATGCCAAAATTTATACCAAGTTCATTTGCGATGTTAAGCTTAGTTTTATCTACAGCATCAAAAAATTCAAATGGAATAGATTTTTGGGAAAATTGTTCTTTAATGTGCAACCTACGCTTTTCATTATTTTTAGATAAACTTATAACAAAGTTATTCATGATAGTCTTATTTTGATTTTATGTATTAGTACATTCTATGTTAATACGATTAGTGTAACAATGATTAAAGAAAACAAATTCATATTATAATGAATGAGTTGTGTATTTGTTAGGATATCAGCTTGTTAGAGAAAAAAAATCCCAACTTATCAAACAAATCCCTTGCCACAGCTTCCGTCATATACGTCTTCATCGGTTCCCTACGAACATTCTTCATTTCAAACGTATTCTCATCAAGCTTTGGATCAGAAAAGACAATGTCCATAAACAGATAGCCACGAGGGTTATCTACAGATAAACGAGCCTCTTCTAACTGAGCAATATATTCCGCATTATTGATTTCAAGCTTAATCAT